CTCTCACGTTCACTCCTCTCGTAATCTTCAGGAGTTGGGCGGCCAACACAGAGACCACAGGGGCCCCATGATGGAGTGATAACATTGACAGAGCTTCTGCACGTAACAAAGAGTCGAAGACTTTGTCACTTGCACCTATGTACTTTGCGGCGACACGACCACATTTCGCCAACTTTTTCCAAGGGTTGGTGCAAATGACTTCTCCAGAACCGTAGAGCTGACAAAAGCCCACCTCTGTCACAGTGAGCGCAGGTTGGAGTAATTGGCTTTGCTTTCAGTCCCAAGGGGGAGAAGTCTTCTTTCTTCAGTGTGTGGCTCCCATAGACGCCGATGTTGTCGTCACCCTCCACGTAAAACATTTTAACTGCTTCAGCAGGGGGCACCTTCAATTTCGACAATAAATAGGAGATACAAACTAAATTGTCAAGTGCATTGGAGAGAGCTGTGTCTGGATCGCCAGACATTTTACGCGCGTTGCAGTAAAAGGTGAGACCAGCTCTCCTAAATTTCAGCTTGTTCATTCCTGTTATCACATTACGGATGCCGCTTAGAAGGGCACCACCATTGGAGACTCCAGCTAGTACGTGCTCGTAAAGCTGTAATTGGACAGCTTCCATACGGTCCAATGTGAAGGTCGCCTCGTAAGAGGAATAGTCATTTGCTGAAGCAAATGAATGGCTGCCTAATTGGCCTATAAGCGCCATTCTCTCCTCCGGTTTTAAGTGTTTGATCAGTCCAGGACATGAGTCATAGATAACCCGCTCCATTGATTTGATGATTCGGCCATAATAGCCGTTCAAGTCTCCACGTACAGATTCTTTGGAGATGCCCTGAATTCCCCTAGGGCACTTGAACTCATCATAGTCCTCATCTTTCACAAAGCTTGAGGTGATGCGAGTATCTCTGATATCATAGTCCCTTCTCCTGTTTAAGTGTGCTTCCTTCAGCTGCTCCTTAAATCGGGCCGGTTTGTCTAGTGTGTCAAGGTACTCGTCAAAGGACATAATGTCCTCATCATACATTACTGGGATAAATTCTTTAAAGAATCTCCTAGCAAACACTTCTAGACCGCGGTCCTCATAGTCGGGCATCTGTGGGGTCACACGCTTCATGCATGCCATTAAAAGTCCAAAGTTGTCATCAGGGTCGGCTTGAGGGCGTACGACGCCTTCGATTCGATGAGCACCGAAGGCTGAGACGGGTTTACGCTCGGAGAGACGAACAACAGCTGAGGGGTCCAAGTCCCAGCCGCATTCATCAGCCCCCGTAATGATCTCATCAATCATCTTGGGGACCCCGGGGTCTCCTAAGCG